AGGATCTTATCCATAAGCTGAAACAGATGCCTAATGTAACCGAAGCAGAAGCTAAGAAGATGGTGGCTGCTCTCGATAGGCAACTGAAGCAAGCGGAGAAAGCCGCTAGACAGAGCGCGGAAGCATCTAGGAGAGCAGCAGAACGAGCTGGAGAGGCCGCTGATGATGCCGCTGATGACTTCGATGAGCTAGAGGAAAGCGCAAGAGATGCCGAGGAACGCTTAGAAGAAGTAGCGGATACTGCTGGGGATGTCGATCAGGGGTTCGCTTCCGTTGGTATGGCTCTTGAGTTCGTTAATCCAGAACTAGCCGAGGCCGCTGGAGGCCTAGCAGACTTCTTCGCAATGGCTGAAGGTGTAGTTACTACCGTAATGAACTTAAGCCCAGCATTGCTCGCTGCCGGTGTTGCTCTTGGGGCCTTAACTCTGGGATACGTATCTCATCAACAGGCACTTGAGAAAACCAGACAGTTAATGATGGAGTTAAAGAGCGCGCAGGATGCTCTCGCTGCTTCTCAAAAAGAACAAGAGGATAACCTTGTAGATGCTGGATCGAAGCTTCGAGAACTCCAGAGGGATTATGAGCTTCTTACAGGTCAGATTACCCAGTATGAATACGATCTGGAGAAAGCAGGAGAGGCTGCTCAGGTTGCTTTTGTTGCTAATATTGATTACGCAAAGCAAGCAGCTTCTCAAACCGAAGATAACATTAAGATGGTTAAGGCTCTGATAGGAAACTATACGAAGCTCGGAGATGTTCCTCTATCAGATGATGAGATCGAAAGATTAAGACTTCTACAATTACAGAATACTGCCATCGATGATGGTTTAAATCTACAACAGAAGAAACCGAAAGTTTTAGCAGCTTTATTCCAGTTACAGAATCAACTTACTGAAGAAGCAAAGCAGAGAAATATCGAAATCCAAGCTATCCAGAAAGCACAGGAAGAATCTGTAAAAATTGCTACTGAAATGGTAACGCTTGAATATGAACTTGCGGAGGCAACCGAGGAAGCCGCGAATCAGAGCGCATTAAAAGCCGCTTTAGAGGAACGCGCTGCCAGAGCGAGAGAGTTATACAATAAGCTCCTAGAAGAAGCTCTCGAAATGGGAGATGATGAGATAAAAGAATACGAACTCCAGAAAAGCATGGATAAAGCACTAGCGGAAGCCTTCATCGATGAAGAAGGGCGAAAAGCGATGGCAGCTAGGGAGCGAATCGAGGATCAGATCGCAGATATTGAGCTATTGGGAATCGCTACTGGTAGAGAAGCCGAGGCCGCGATGGTTATCGAGACTTTAAGGCACGATCAGAAAATGGAAAACCTAGATGAGGAGAAAGAGAAGGAGGAGGAGCTTCAGAAGTTACGACAAGAAGCTGCTATAACTAATCTCGAATCCATGCTAGAGTTCGGAGCGGTAGCGAATGAGCTTTCTCAGAATCTGATTAATAACTCTCAGCTAGAAATCGATATGAACGATCAGAAGCGAGAAGAACTAGAGAAGATGAGCGATATCGAGCGCGAAGCATACGAAAAGAAGAAGAAGCAGCTCCGCGCGTTATTCGTATTCCAGAAGGGGATGTCGTTAGCTGAAGTAGCGATGCAAACCGCAGAGGCCATCGCTGCAGCTATGAAACTACCTCCTCCTTTTAACTTAATTCAGGCCGGTTTAGCTACTGGTATCGGGGCCGCTCAGATGGGTGTAGTAATGTCTCAACAGATGCCTAGCTTCCACATGGGGGGACTCGCTCAGGATGAATCTACCGCTCGATTATTGAAAGGGGAAGCGGTTCTGGATAGAGCTACAGTAAGAAGAATCGGAGGAGAACAGGGAGTTCGTAATCTCCAGAGGGGAGGAGCGAATGGTTCTCCAGTCGTAGTAATCCAACCTTTTAAACACTTTGGAAGATTCGCGAAGGATCTCGGAATCTCATCTCCTAAACTCCAAGGAATCAGAGGATATTAAGATGTCAAATATTACACCGGATAATATGAGAGGGATTCTTATCCCGTATATCGGAATTAAAAAGAGCGCGTTATGGGATGCTCAATCGAACTTCACCCAAGCGAACTCTCGAAGCGGTATCCCTGAAGCGCAGAATATCGGTACGGGCCTCGTATTGGGTGCTATCGGTTCTCAGGGTGAGAATATCGAAGTGGAAACCATCGAAGGAGGGATCCCCGGAGAAGCTCAGTTCGTATGGAGAGGAGAGGATTCGATCGATCTAGGACAGGATGCGAATAATATCATAACCGAATCTGGATACTGGAAGTATAGCGCGAGCTCTACTACCGGAGTCTACTTTTATTCTGATTGTGTATCGGATCCCGAAGGTCGCTTATGGGTAGTATCGGAGCGAGTTCGCTTGGGTACTACATACTCCATTCAACTCCATAGACAGGAGAAGAATGGTTCGATTACTCTGGTTAAAACATTCGTAACCCAGAGCGGAATATTCACTACGCGAGGCCTCCCTTGTATAACTCGAACGCAGGATGGAGCTCTCTTGGTGGCCTTCTTCCAGTACGTAACCCAAGGAGATGTAAATATCATCATCGAGCGCAGTGTCGATAATGGGGATACGTGGAAGCGCATCTCGAACCGAGGATTAAGAACTTCGATTGATACTTCAGATGCAGATCCTCAAAAAATGCGAATGGTGAATATCGATTCTAGTGTGGTTTTATTCATCGAAGCGGTTACCAGTAATCGAAACTCCGTTTATCAGTACGTATCTCGCGATGGTGGGAGCTCCTTCCAGCTTCAGGATAAAAGATCTCAGATCTCCGAAGGTGACTTCCATGAACCATCCCCGATCGCTCTCCCGGATGCTTCAATCGGTTTAGCTTGGGTAGATTCGAACGCGGATCTCAAATGGACCAAAATACCGAATGCTGGGATCCGAGCTACTTCCAACGATTGGAGAGATATCCGAGAGGAGACTATCGAATCCTCGCTTAACTATGGGAAGATCGTATCGGGGATTCTCTCCGAAGGGAATGTATGTTCATTCTATAAAGATGGGAAAATCTACGTAGTAGCTCAAGAACACGCGGATGGCCGGTTACTTATGTTCTACTCGGATGATCTCGGAGATAGCTGGGAGCGCGCTACTTCTGGGGGAGGAGTAATCGAAGATGCGGTTATCTCCGATTATGGTTCGAACTTAGATCGATTAACTGCGCTTTCCGCATGCGTACACGAAGGGAGAGCGAAGATCTTCGCTCATAATACGAACTCAGTATGGTATCTCGCGCTTTCCGGGTTCTCTACCTTCAACTATCCGAAGCGATTAGAGCAGCCATCAAGATCTCAGTATATGAGATGGGATTCTACCTATATTCCAGTAATGCTTCCAGCTACTTCCTCTCAGTATACAACTACAGGAGCAGGAACTCAGCAGCTCGATAGCGAAGGCCTCAAGCTAGATACAAGTGGTAATATTCGCGAATACCGATACACTCATTCAGGTAATTACTTCACTGAAGGACAGGTTATCCGATTAAGGCTCCAAGTAGATCAGAATACTAGCGTAGCATCCGATTATATTGGATTAAGAGTATCCCAAGATGATCTCTCAACGAATAGCGCGGAGTTAATCCTTCGATTCTCTGAGACTACGATACAAGTACGAGATAACTCTGGGATTAAGGCTACCATCTCTCATGATATGACAGTATCTACAGAGATCGTTATCGTGTGGAACGATACGAACGCGAAGATCTATTATCGAACCGCAGATCTCGGAAGCGCTAAGAAGTGGAACCTCGAATCGATCTCCAGCATCGCGAAGATCGCTACGGGACTGGGGAACCGTATCGAATGGGGCCATAGAGCTTTCTCCGGGGTTACCCAGTATATCTCTCACTGGCAAGAAGTCTCAATATCGAGCGGAGAACAGGCTGGATTATTCGATACCTCCCTTCGAGGAGCTCTATATCCGAACTATGGGGAATATATCTATCTCGATGGAGGCCTCAATATAACCGCGAAGGATTCACCAGCTCGTGGGGAAGATATCTACAAAATCGAAGCTCGATACGATTATCCTATCGATAATATCTTCCATCAAATCTCTCTATCTCCTCGGATTACGTGGAGATCTCAGGATGACACTGCCACGAATAGAATACCTCTCCTTATGGATGAGAACGTAGGGAGCGCGGTTAAATCGATGGGGTTATCGGATGTTCTCGGTCTGTACTTGGGGAATATCAACTTCCAGAAGTTCGATCTCCTATCATGGAATGGGAGCGCATGGGATATTCTTGCTTCCATCGATACTGCTGGAGACTTCGTAGGGGACTATACGCTCCGAGGGGCTACGATCGTACCGAATGGGGTAGCGAATGACTTCTATCTCCATTATGGGGAAGTAGTAGGATGGAGAGCGAAGTTATCCGTAGGAGAAGATACGGAAGTAATGGTTAAGATCGTACAGAATAGCGAAGGCATCTGGGGAGATAATACGGACTCTAAGCAAGCGGTTCTGGTATATGACACTAAGCTAACGGATCCTGCTACCATTCCAGCTACTGGAAAGATTGAGTTAATACCTCCGAGTATGACATTCACTAAGGCGAGGCTCGATGGAGTCAACTTGGGAACCAGAGCTCTCGCGATCTCCATTCCTCCCCAAGCTACTCTCGAAGGATACTTCCAGATTGGATCGATGCTTATGGGTTCGATCGCGTTCCCAGCTCCTCAATACCAGAGAGGCCGCGTTATCTCATACGAACCGAATATCCAAACCGAGAATACCTTGGATGGGATGTTCTTCTCTCGTAAGATGAGCGAAGGCCGTAGAACTGTATCGATCGCATGGACCGAACCCATCGATACTACTCGATTATATGAGAGAGCTCCAGATTACTGGCAAATGAGTAGCACTAGCGGAGCGCTCCCCGTAGCTAACTATGGAGATGCCCCATTCCTCATGCAAGGGATAGTTCGATATCTCCAGAATAGACAACCCATCGTATACCTTCCTCTCCTGAAGAAGGGAACCGATGAACAGCTCCAGAATCGATTATATGATCATCTTCTCTGTAGAACTACCGGAGCGATCTCTATCGAGTCCGTACTTGGTGAAGAACTAGAGAACGAGTTATTCCGAGTCTCTACGATGAACTTAGAGGAGATTGAGTAATGGATTCGATAAAGCGCAGTGAGATTCTCCAAGGGGATATCTGCTTCCTATTGGAGATCGATTATTATGGAACTCCATATCGATTCTCTACTATCCCGATACAGATCGAAGATATCGCGGAGAATCAGATTATCCCATATCGCGGAGGCTTATCGGATCCCGATGTCAATCTCCAATCTCAGAGGGTAGGAGTAGATCTCGAAGCGAATACTATCTCAATGGAGCTGGTATTCGAAGAAGTAGACTGGATTCGAGAATGGAAGCGAGGAAGAACTCTTAACGATGCTTCCTGTGAGCTCTCGATGGTTATCGTATTCGAAGGGAAAACGAGCTTCACCATCCAAGATCGAATCGGGATATTTAAGGGCCGCGTATTGGATGCCATCTTCGGAGACCCAGCAGCTCAGTTAGGAACTATCTCCTTCTCCATCGAGAATAGTACGAATATTCGGAATATTAAGCTAGTAGGAACTCATCATATCATTAGAGAGGAGGAGTTCTCTATCGGGATTATCGAACAATCTAAGGGAAAGGTCGTTCCATTCGTATTCGGGGATCTAGGGATCGCTACTCTGGAGAGTTCCGATGGGAATCTCACTACAGAGAACCAGATACCAACTTCTCCAGCCTATCAAGCTGGAGGAACTCCAACTCTCCTCACCCAGTACTTCCTTGTAGCCTATCACGAAGTAATCGGAGGGAAGGTTCGAGTATATGATGGTAACGGAGGTAATATGGTTAACCGCGTGAGATCTCTGGTAGATTCTCGTGGTAAAACTCTCTCTTATGTCCCTTATTACGTTACAGGAGTAGGAACTCCAGAGGGAACGAATCTCGAAGATAATAGCTTCCAGCTTTCCTCACCGGAGCTCTCCTTCGGTTATTATGCTTCATGGGGAGAATCTGATGGAGCGCATCCGAATCCCTTCTCGAATGGTTCTCTCAAGTCCGCAGTAGATCTCTCTCTATTCGTTCTCCAGTTATCGGGGTTAGATTATGATCTCGGAGCGTGGAGAGGCCTCGAAGGAGTTCTCAATCGTTACAAGTTCTCTGGGTATGTAAACGATATAGAAGTATCCGCTCTTGATTGGATTCAGAGTAATATCTGGGAGCTTCTCCCCATCGAGATAACGAATGGATCGAAGGGGATTAAGCCTACGTTAGATCTGTATATGTACTCCCAAACCATCGAACCTACTCATTATCTCTATGATTCGGGAGAGCTCCAAATCATCTCTCCATTAAGTCCGCTCGAACAGGAGATATACAATAAGATAACGGTTCGCTTCGGATACGAAGGTAATCAAGGGAACTATCGCTCGAAGGTAATCATCGATCCCGATGCTACTGAGGAGATCGGGTTAACTTATACGGATGCGCTCGCGGAGATCTCCTTCTCCCGGTATGGCCTTCGTGAACTGATTATCGAGGCTCCATTCGTATGGGATCTGGATACCGCGGTTCGAATCGCGAGAGATAAGATTCGTTACCACGCTCTCCCAGCATACGCGATAGAGATCTCAGCTGCCCCGAAGTATGGATATCTGGATCTCGGAGATATTGTTTCTCTCACTTCGGAAAGAATCGGATATGATAATCACAAATGTCAGATTATGAGTAAATCATGGTCAAACAACCGATGGAGATTCATTCTTCAGCTCGAAGATAATCCTCTCGTAAATCTCAGAGATTAGAATTTGCCGATATTCAAAAAAATATCGGATAGGATAATATCATGGTCATTGTATATTTAGATAGACAACACTGCGGAAAGCCTTCGAAGCCCATGGATCGCGGAGCGAGTGTTACACCAGCTCCAGCCTTCGGTATGGGCCGCGAAGCTATGTATACGGGATATCTATCTCTCCTATTGGAGGAGAAGCTTCTGGATCTTGGGGCTACTGTATTCTCTGTATCGGATGGAGAATATCGAGATAGGCATCGTAGAGTAAACGATATCGCTTCCCAGTTCGAAGGGCCTCAAGTATATCTCTCCCTGCATCTCAACGCTGGGAATGGAGATTATGCTAGTTTTTTCCATCATCATCTCAGTAGTAACGGAAAGAATCTCGCGGAGAAGATCGCAGCTCGAATGGAGAGTCATCAAGAGAAGTTTCCAGAGATTAAGAGATATCTCGCGAAGGCCGCAAATCCAGATGATTGGACCAGAAACGCATATTACACGATCCGCGGAGTATCCGATCCTGTAGCGATCTGCTGCGAACCTATGTTCATCGATACCCATCGCGAATACTTAACGCTCCCCCATCTCGAATCGATAGCTAATTCGATCGCGGTAGGGATCTTTGACTGGGTGATATAATGGAAGAAAATCTAATTCATCTAATGCTAAATGGAGGAGCGAACATAGCCTTCGGTCTTTTCCTCTATATGCAAAATAAAGAACTCCAGAAGCGCGCGGATGATAGAGAAGCGAAGCAAGATCAAAAAGAACAAGATCTTCGAGATCGCTACGATAGAGTTATCGCGGATATGCAACTACGCGAAGATACCATTCGGAGAGAACTGGTATCGGAGATTAATGAGCTAGAGCGCAAGGTAACCACGCTCGAAACAAAAATCGAACATATTTTCAAGATCGTAGATGAGATTAAGGCCCGTTTCGTAACGGTTCGATAATCTTCTCGATGCTATCCTCAGAGAACAGGCTAAAAGGCGCGCGCTTAAAAAAAGTAAGGTCCTCTGGGGAGTCATTATGGACCCAGAACTCACTCAGGAAGGGAACCATCCCTTCTATCGTAGTATATAGTAATCGGGTATCAATAATCCCCATATAGAGCTTTCCTTTATAGAGGAAGCCTTCCATAGTTAGATCAGAGATGAGCTCTCCCTTCTCGATCGAGGTTAAGCGCGAAGCGATCTCCAATCCTCTTTCGGGGAATGCGCTTCTTCTATGTCTCATCGAAAAATGCTGCATGGGTCTACTTTTCCATAGCCGAGCGGAGATAGTTTTCTCCTCTCCATTGAACTGATACAGATAATCGATCCCATTATCGGTATCGATGGCCATTCCTAGAGTAGACTTCCATGTACCGGGATACTGTTTCGCGATGGTTGGAACCACGAATCCAAACCATAACCGATCCGATTCTTTTAATCTGAATTGCGTACTCATATCGATACCTCCGAGATGATAGCATTATAACCGAAAAAAGATGCATTTTATTATACTTTTTTGTTTGCATAGTATATAAAACTATAGTATATATTAATATATCCAATGAGGATATAAAAACAACGAGGTACAAAATGACTAAACAAGAAGCAATCAACAAGATGAAAACAAAAATCTCTAATATGAGCGATGATCTGATTATCTCAGTTCTAAAGAGTATGGCTAAACCTTGGGATAAATACACTCATGAAGAAAGAATGGTAAAAGCTTATCTCTATGATGAATATGAGAATCGTAACGGAGAAGAAGCAGTAGATCTTCTATTAGATATCATTGAAGCAATCGAAGAAAGCAGAAGATAACAACCATCGGAGGGGCCTTCGAGCTCCTCCTCATCTAACGAGGTACAAAATGACAAGAAAAACAGCTAAACAAATCGGAAAGAACATCGGGTTCGGATTCGTGGTACTGGGTGCAGTTATGCTCTGGTTTCCTATGTTTCACGCGCTTAACGCTATCGCAGTAACTATTACGGGAGGTATACAATGAGTTACAACGAACCACAACTTAACAGATTCGATGAAGGAAGAACCTTCTCTCTAAATATTACCATCCAATGTCCTCTAAGGATAAAGCAACTAATACCAACCTTTACTAACATGGATATGCGAACCTTCAGGAGAGGAGGTGTAATAGATGCTATCCCAAGTGATATACATGACTTTAGCTTACGGGAGCTTCTACCATTCATCGATGATCTATGGATTCGTAAAACCTGTAAAACCATGATGAATAATCCATTAATCGATCGGATCTTCATCTCGAAGAAGGAAGTATTACGGATTCATGACTTTAGAACGGAGGATTATAAATGCCTAGTAAGATGTACCGTTCTCGTAGACTGTGAGATCGCATATAAAACATGCAAAATTAATGGAGGTGAACAATGAGTTACAGAAGAACATATATACGAAGAAATGGAAGAACACAATATCGAGAGAACTCAGGGCAGCGAAGGGATGAACAGAGATTCGATATTAATGGGGATACTGGAGTAGTATGTCGGTATTGGAGTCCGATCTATTGCATGTGGGTATGGGAAGCGCAGCTCATGAGAGAAGGCCTTATCTATAAGCGAGAGTTTACTGGAGCGGATGCACTGGAAGCGAAGTTATGGTTATACTCTAAACAGGATGCTTTACAGAATCCACAGTTCGCTCGAACGATTGGAGAATATATAACCGATTCGAACTTCACTCATGAGGATCTAGCTTCTCTCTCAGATCTCACGAAGGCCACCATCGCGAAGTGGATCGCTGGAGAAATGTATCCTAATATCTCATCTCTGGTTAGAATATGTAAGATTATATTCGAGGATGAATGGTTCGAGAAATATGAAGTGCTATCTCAGATGATAGAACTGGAGAGATGATTATGGGATGGTTACAAGTATATCAGGGGATTCTCCAAGGAACTCCAGTTCCGATGGGTAGGCCTCGATTCACTAGAAGCGGTAGAGCGTACACCGCTAAGAGCTCCAGACAATATAAGAACGATCAGATCGCTCATCTCGTAGCAGCGAAAGGAGAGAACTGGAAGCCGCTAGAAGGGCCTCTCCGCGTGAATGTAACGTTCGTATCTCCGAGACCGAAAAGATTATTCCTTAAGGCCGGAGATACTCCAGAAGGGAGAATCTATAAGACCACGAAGCCAGATATCGATAATCTACTGAAGATGGTACTCGATATCATCACTCAGAGCGAGATCTGGATCGATGATAATCGAGTAGTGTGTATCTCATGCGAAGATTACTACGCATCGCGCTCGGAGGATCCCCATACTCTATTCACCATTCACGAATGGAGGGAAGATGGGTAATATTAATCTGAATCTGGGATGCTCTCTGGAAGCGATGAGAGAGATGAAGGATAACCAGTACGATCTCGCTATCGTAGATCCTCCCTATGGAGTGGACACGAAGAGCGCGTTCAATGGTTCCGGGAAGCTCAAAAATAGAACTCTTAATCGAGATACGAAGATCGATCGATGGGATACCGCTCCTTCTCCAGAATACTTCTCGGAGCTCTTCCGAGTGAGTAAAGAGCAGATTATATGGGGAGGAAACTACTTCGATCTCCCTCCTACTCGCTGCGTAATCGCTTGGGATAAGGTCCAACCTTGGGAGAACTTCTCAGGATGGGAGATGGCTTGGACTTCGTACAATAAACCAGCTCCGATCTTCCGATTCGATAATCGAACGAAGGGAAAGATCCATCCTACTCAGAAGCCTCTCCAACTCTACAGATGGCTACTGGATAAATTCGCGAAGGAAGGGGATAGAATACTGGATACTCATCTCGGATCGGGAAGTATCGCGCTCGCTTGCTATGATGCTGGATATTCTCTGGATGCTTGGGAGATCGATCCCGATTATCATTCGAAAGCGGTAGCACGCTTCGAGAAGCATTCCAGACAACTCAGATTATTCGGAGGGGATGATGGATAAACGATTCAAGATATCTTTATTCTCCAATCGATACGCGAGGATCCCCATCTCTCATGAGGTATCCCGGAGAGATCTGGGTAGAGGGCTTCTGATGCCAGCAGTACCTTATCCTGTAACCCAGAAGAATACTCTACCTCTATGGAGTCCTACTAGCTTCGATGGAAGTAGATCTGGAGCGAATGCGCGGTTCATCTCTTGCCTAGTATTCGATATGGATGATGGTACGGATATAGCATTCCATAACAACTTCTTAGATTATGATTATCTATTCCATACTTCCTTCTCCCATTCCGAAGCCCATCATAAGTATAGAGTAATCCTTCCTCTGAAGAATCCTATACCAGCTCAGGACTGGAAGCGAGCAGCGAAGGCCGCTAAGGAGTTCTGGGATCTGATTATCGCAGTAGGAAAACCGGATTCGAATGCTCTTACCGATTGTGCACGAATGTATTATCGATTCGCTCATCCTGATTATGAGGGAGCTTCGGAAGTGCATGAGGTATTCGATAACCATACTGGGAACTACTTCGATCTCGATTACTCCCATATTCCCATCGAGGCTCCGAAGATTGTTCGAAGATACCAGAGATGGACTTCGCGCAAAGAAGGACAAAAAATGGGAATCGAGGCTCTATTCCATAATCCAGAATTTAGAATGGGAGTAGCGAATAAAGCTGGGGCAAATGTCGAGGGTAATATGGCTCGCGGTATCCGGTGCCCTAGCTGTGGAGAGAATGAGGTTTACTTCTCTATCGATCCTTCGCTTCCTCACGCGGTTTTATGGCCTCACTGTAACCGCGCGAATAAATGTACATGGTGGGGCAAACTGGAGGATCTGTTATGAGAATGCCTAAAACTTTAACTCCTTGGGGAATGAGACTATTCAGATATATCGAAGTTCGTAAGTGGAACCTCGATATACTAGAGGATAAAGCCGGAATCCCTAAGAGTACGATATTAAGATGGATGCAGGGTAGAACTTTACCTCGCTTGGATTCGTGGATCGTGATATGTGATGCGCTCGCACGAAATGAACAGGAGTTCGATCAAATCATTAAGTCTACAATGGAGTCGATAGTAGAATACCAGCTCGCTACTACTCGATACAGAAGGAGAGCTGAAAAACAACTTAAATAACCGAATAATCAGAGGTACAAAATGCATTATTCAAAATGGGCCACAACAAAAATAAGACAAATTGGAAAGAGCGTAACTTCGTTCGTAGTAGAGAATGGGTTCGGTCAGGGTACTTTTAACACCGCTAAAAGATACGATCCCACGAGCGCGAATCTGGTGATATTCTGTGAGGTAATCAATGAGAAGCAAGGAGGAGATAAAGATAACTTCCATGCGCTCTTATTGGAGGCTATCAAGTCCACCAGAGCTTATTATCACGCAGTAGAACGAATCGAGGCTAGTAAAAAATGAATGAGAACATGAGAAAACTACTCCAGCTCGCATCCGAGATGGGGATCGATGCAGAATATAAACACGCTCCAGAGGGAGCGGATATCGATACGTGGGATATGTTGGAGAAGCCTTCTCCGCAGTATGATAAAGAAGGGAACCTCAAGAGAGCGATCAAACCATTCGCGAATCGTAATAATCTCGCGGTTATATTGGAGAATGATCCAGAGTTCGCTACGCTATGCTTCAATGATCACGCGAATAAAATTAAGTGGAATGGAGAGGAGCTCTGGGATCCGCATCTCGAAGATATTGGATTACATGTAGAGAGATGCTACCGGATAAAGTACCCATCTCACGATATCAAGCGCGCAGTTCTACGGGTAGCCTATCAGAATATCGAAGAACCGATTAAAGATTACTTGAATAGTCTCAAGTGGGATGGCAGCCATCGAATCGATGATCTTTTCGAAGTAGTATTCCGCGCTCAAGTTATCAAGGGTTCGAAACAACTTATTAGAGAGATGTCTCGTAAGTGGGTCCTATCTCTGGTAGCTCGAATCATCTATCCGGGGTGTAAGATGGATACCTTCCTCGTACTCTGTGGAGAGAAGGGATTAGGGAAGTCTACCGCGTTAAAAACTCTTATCGGGGAAGCTTGGTTCGCTGACTCTCCGCTCGATATCTCGAAGAAGGATTCATTAGAGCTTATTCATTCCTCGGAGACTTGGCTATGGGAACTCGCAGAGCTCCATTCGCTACAGGGAAGAACCGCGGATAACTTCAAAGCATTCATATCTAGCGCATCCGATAAGTTCAGGCCATCATATCAACAGTTCCCTAAGAGCTATCAAAGGAGAGTGGTATTCGCTGGAACCTCGAATAACTATCAGTTCCTTAGCGATGGACCAGAGAGAAGGGTATGGCCTATCACGTGTACGGGAAGTATCGATACGGATTATCTAAGAACTTGGCGAGATCAAATATTCGCTGAGGCTATGGAGGCTCTAAGAGATAGAGAGATATGGCATCTGGAGCGCGATTCTCAAGCGATGCTCTCCCATCTTCAGCAAGCTTACATTATCGATGATCCATGGGCTCTACAGGTACGGGATGCCATTGTATCTGGGAAGAATACTACCTCGATGATTATGAAGGAGATAGAGCTTCCAGTATCCCAGCAACATTCAGGTAATGCGCGAAGGATCGCTCAGATCGCTAGAGACTATGGATATGAGCAGGTAGTATCCGAAGGAACTAGAGTTTGGAGATTAAAATAATCTTTTCACTTGATTCTAATCTCGAAGTGATTATAATAATAATGATTGATTAATGCTTCAGGCTATCGGTTATTATGTTGTTTTTCAAACCTCAAGGGCTTCTCTCCCCTTGGGGTTTGTTTTTTTCTCTGTAGATTAACTAATACTTCAGTTCTACCGCGTAGAATAATCCATCGATAACAGATACTTCGATAGATTATACAGATGATTACAGATAAAATACAGATGATTACAGATACCCTAATCTGTTATAGCCTCGATAGCTTCGTAAGTGTAGCCAAAAAAACCGATATTCTCCCTATAATCTATATATAGAATACTTTTTTAATAGTAGTAATTATATTATATATAGGGCCGAAGTACGTAGGAAGCTAAAAAACAAGCTATACCTAAGGCAACACCGAAGTAATAGGAGAATCTGGTATCTGTTTTCATCTGTATATCATCTGTTATCATCTGTATTTAGAGCGCGGTTATCTGTTTTCAAGCTTCTTTATAGCTTGCTTTACCCATCTCCGAGCTGGGGTTCCTCCCCATAAGGCCCATGCAATTGCTGCCTTGGATGTCTTATCTCTACGCGCGAGGCTCTCCTCCTCCGCTTCTCCATGCCTAGCGAACCACGCATCCATTAACTGAAGCTGCTCTAAGTCAACCGCACCCGAAGCGATTCTTCTCGCGGTTCTCATTCCAGTACCGGGAACTCTCTCTCCCTTCTCTGAATCCTTATAGGCCGCTCTCTTACTCATCGGGAGGGATAGATTATAATCGATAGCTCTTTGGGCTATGAGCTGAATGTTCTTTGGTACGTTTATAGTAGGCATAACGGTCAATCCTGAGTTATATTATGATTATGAATGAGAACGAATCTATTATCCAATCTGTATTCGGGAGAATCGATCTGGGATGGGATCTACCCATCGAAGAAGCGATTACTCTCTTATCAGATGGCATCGCAAAGTATCCCGAAGGAGTTAAGCATACTCGCATCGGAGATACCTCTATTATAACAGTGAATGGTATACCTTACTTAGATATCAAGTGGAATCCTCGCGGATACGAATGCGCTCCCCATACGGAAGCCTTTCCCATCCTTGGGTTACTAGGTACGGTTCTAATCATCATCAGAGAACTGGAGGCTCGCTATGGCACGAAGTAAAAAAGATAATGAGCTCATCTCCTATAAAGTTTCAAAGCTTCAGCGAGAAGGATTCGGACTAGATCAAGCGCGCGCTATAGCTTTCCGAATGTATAGGGATGGAGAACTAAGGGGAAGCGTACCAGCCTCGAAGCCGAAGAAGAAAACTACTTCAGGGAAGCGGAGAGTCGAATCTCGAACCCGTAGAGCTTCCTACAGAGATACAAGAAGAAGAACTCAACCTCGCACCCGTAGAGCTTCATACAGAAGCGGAAGAAGGTAAGGGGCTACTAGGGGAGCGTTCTATTCATAAACGAGGTACAACATGCTTATATGCTTACGCTAATAGGGGCTACTGGGGTCATGTGCACTGGGGTACCCCCCCCCGGCACTGCGCAC